TAGAACAATTTGTAGGCAAATATTATTCACAAGAATATGTAAGAAAGTTTATATTAAGACAATCTGAGGAAGAAATTAAAGATATTGATGCTCAGATTGAAACAGAACGTGAGGGTATGTTACAGGATGCAGAGTTCCAAGCTCAGCATGATTCAGTAAGAAAAGGTGAAACTCTTGATCAAGATCAAGAACAACAGGAACCAAATGACAGTGAAGGAGACCAACAATGAGTGGTGTACAAGATTTAATTAATGCAATTGATAGTGGTGATTCAACAACAATTGACGCAGCTTTTGAAAATGAAATGGCAAGCAGAATTTCTACAAAGCTAGATGATATGAAAGTTAATATTGCACAAAACATGTTTAAATCTCAGCAAGAGGTAACAGATGAGTTATCTGCTGATACAGATTTAGAAACTGAACAAGAAGTTGAAGATTTAGATGTAGAGGTACAGGATACGGCAGATACTCCTGTTGAAGAATCAGAAGTAGAGGAAATTGCCGGCGAAACAGAACAACAGGAAGTTTAATGTATTTCGGGCAATTTAAAAGATCAATATCAGGTATAGTAGAATCAACTAAATGTTATGGTCAAAAGATAGACCAACACGAAAATGGTTCCATATATATTGATAATGAAAAAACAAACTTTAGTAGTTTGGAAGAAGCCAGGTCACATATTAAGCAAACACACTACGCGACACACTTAGAAGAACAAGTTAAAAAAGAAATATATGAAGAACTATCTGAAAATAAAATTGCAGATATAATTAGTAAATACCACGACACAAAAATTACTGATACATTAATAGAATCATATATAGACTTGGCTTCTTCTAAACTCTTTTCATTGGATCCAGTCGTGGAAGAGATTAGAAAACTTAATAAGTTTGAAACTATTGTTGAAAATAAACATTTGTTCAAACTAGAAGATGGCAATATGGTTGCGGTAAGTAAACAAACTCACCAAACATTAAAAGATTTATTCAGTGCTCATAGTGATGTAATTGATCATATGAGACAAACAAAAGAAAACTTTGTAAAAGTTATAAAACAATTGGGAGATTAATAAATGGCTGTAATTACACCTGTTATACTTAAAAATCAAAGCCATGAAGTTGTAGTCAAAGTTACTGGTAATGCTGGTGATACATCTACAATTGATATATCAACTCTTGCCAATGCTAATCAAACACAGAATGGCACACCACAAGTGAACATTACTGGAGTAAAATATGCTGGTACAACAAGTTCAGTTGTAGCAGTGACAAGAAACTCTGCTAATGTTATGACATTTTCAACTGAGGGTGTTGATGGTGAAGATTTTGCGGCAGGTTGGGTTGATACTCAAGAAAATGAATCGGATATTGAATTAGCAATATCTGGTGGTACAGCCACAGTTTGGTTATCACTTCGTAAACAAGCTGGTTTTGATAATAATATTGAAACTGCTCTATATGGTGTTTACGATGATGAATCTCAGGCGGGAGCATAATAAATGAAACTTATTAAAGAACATACCGAAGAGGTTAAGTACTTAGTTGAAGAAAAACTAGGTAAAGGTAAAGAATATTTCATTGAGGGTGTATTCCTTCAATCGAATTTAAAGAATCGTAATGGGCGTGTTTATCCAACTGAAATCTTGGATAAAGAGGTCAAACGATATAATGAAGAGTATGTAACTAAGAATCGCGCGTTTGGTGAACTTGGTCATCCAGACTCTCCTACAATTAACTTAGATCGTGTATCACATATGATTAAATCGCTTAGAAGAGAAGGTGATAACTTTATTGGAAAAGCAAAAATCATGGATACACCCTATGGTAAAATTGTAAAAAGTCTGATTGATGAAGGTGCTACACTTGGTGTATCATCTAGAGGAATGGGTTCACTAGCTCAAAAAGGTGGTGTTTCTATGGTACAAAACGATTTCACTTTGGCAACAGCTGCTGATATTGTAGCTGATCCATCTGCACCTAATGCATTTGTTGAGGGTGTTATGGAGTCCAAAGAATGGGTTATGGTCGATGGAAAATTTGTGGAGAAAGATTTGATTGAAGCACAACGAATAATTCGTAAAACTTCTAGTAAAAATCTTAATGAGGCGAAGTTAAAATTATTTGTTGACTTCCTTGAAAAAATCAAGTAATATAAATAATACTAATATCTAATAAAGATAATATAGGAGATATAAACATGTCTATCGAACAAAAGATTGCTGACATTTTAGCTGAATCCAAACAGGATGGAGTTGAAATTGAAGAAACAGCAGTTGAGACTGAAGACGAAATTGTAGCTGAATCTGTAGATGATACAGAAGAAGATACAGTGGAAGAAGAAGTTGAAGAAGCTGCTGATGAAGACGATGCTGACGATGATGCTGCAGAAGATGTAGTAGAAGAAGAAGCAGAAACCGAAGACGAAATGATTATCGATGTTAAAGATGACGTTGATGCATTAGTTAACGGTGAAGATCTTTCAGAAGAATTTAAAACCAAAGCAGCTACTATTTTTGAAGCAGCGATTGTTTCAAGAGTAAAATCTGAAGTTGCTAAGTTACAAGAAGGATTTGACGCTAAGCTTGAAGAAGCTAAAGCAGAAAATAAAGAGGCATTAGTTGAAAAAGTTGATGGATACCTCAACTACGTAGTTGAGCAGTGGATTAAAAATAATGAGCTTGCCCTTGAACATGGTATTAAATCTGAAATTTTAGAAGGTTTTGTTTCAGGTCTTAAAGGCTTGTTTGAAGAACATTACATTGATATTCCTGAGGAAAAATTTGATGTATTAGGTTCTATGGAACAAGAAAATGAAGATCTAAAAGCAAAATTAGATGAACAGGTTGCAGCAAATGTTGAGTTAACTCAAACAATCAATGATGCAAAACGTTCAGATATTCTTAAAGATGCTTCTGGAACAATGACTGAAACTGAAAAAGAAAAATTCTTTGGTTTGGCTGAAGAACTATCTTTTGAAGATGAAGAAACCTTTACTAAAAAAGTTCAGACTATCCGTGAAAATTATTTCACAGGTAAATCATCAACAAATGTTGAGTCCGTTGTAAGTGATTCACCAGTTGAAGATCTAACAGAAGAAACTAAAAAACCTGTTGATCCTAAAATGGCGAAATACTTAAGCGCACTTAAACAAATTTCTTAAAAAGGAAAAATTAAAATGGCTGATCGTAAAGAATTGCTCAAAAAGTGGCAGCCTATCCTTGAAGCAGAGGGTATTAACCCTATTCAGGATAATTATAGAAAAGAAGTTACAGCTGTTCTATTAGAAAACCAAGAACGTGAAATGGCAAAACAAGCTGAAGCTCTTTTTGAAGCTGCTCCAACAAACTTTGGTGGTGATGGCCTTGCAAAAGGTCACGCTGGTGATGCAACTGGTAGTGTTGCTGGTTATGATCCAGTACTTATCTCATTAGTTCGTCGTGCTATGCCACAACTTATTGCTTATGACATCGCTGGTGTTCAACCAATGACACAACCTACTGGTCTTATCTTTGCTATGAAAGCAAGATATGATTCACAAGGTGGTTTGGAAGCTTTATATAACGAAGCTGATACTTCTCATTCTGGTACAGGTACACATACTGATTTCAACCCAACTACAACTTCAACTGGCGAAGGTTTAGCTACTGCTGCTGGTGAAAGATTGGGTCAAGGTGGTACAGGTGATGGTACATTTAACCAAATGGCTTTCTCTATTGAAAGAACATCAGTAACTGCTAAAACACGTGCTCTTAAAGCTGAATACTCAGTTGAATTAGCACAAGATCTTAAAGCTGTTCACGGCTTAGATGCTGAAGGTGAATTATCAAACATTCTATCTTCAGAAATCCTTGCTGAAATTAACCGTGAAGTTGTTCGTCACGTTGTTAAAGATGCAAAAGCTGGTGCTGCACAAGGCACATCAACTCCAGGTACATTTGACCTTGACGTTGATTCAAACGGCAGATGGTCTGTTGAAAAATTCAAAGGCTTAATGTTCCAAGTAGAACGTGAAGCTAATGCAATTGCTCACTCAACAAGACGTGGTCGTGGTAACTTCATCCTTTGCTCATCAGATGTTGCATCTGCTTTAGCAATGGCTGGTGTACTTGACTATGCTCCTGCTTTAAATAACTCATTAAATGTTGACGATTCTTCAACAACATTTGCTGGTGTTTTAAATGGTAAATACAAAGTGTATATTGATCCATACCTCGTAGCTAATGCTTCTGCTGGTACTGGTCAACAATATATGGTTGTAGGTTATAAAGGTACTTCTGCATTTGATGCTGGTATCTTCTATTGCCCATATGTACCATTACAAATGGTTAAAGCTGTTGATCCAAATAGCTTCCAACCAAAAATTGGTTTCAAAACTCGTTATGGTTTAGTATCTAACCCATTTGTTCAATTAGATGGTTCAGGCTCTCTAGCTGCAGGTGAAAATTACTACTACCGTAAAGTGTTAGTAAACAACATTATGTAATAAGATCCGTAAGGAC